CGTTTACTTTTTATAGATCAGTTTTCCATCACGCTGCTTGTCGAAGTAGGCCTCACGCAGTGCCTCGCTTTTCTGGCTTGCCATGAATGTTGTCGAGCCTGTCCAGCCGGTTCTGCCCCATTCAAAAACGCAGACCGCAAATTCCCCGGTTCCTTCCACGTCGAAAGCCTTTAAATAGCGGCGTTTCAAGCGCCAGCGGCCTTTATCCTTGACATCTTGAACCCATGCCCACCATATCTCATCCGGCTCGATCAGCGTCATAGCCAGCAGATTCACATAGCGCAGCCGGTCGGCTTTATCCGGCTTTGCCAGCCACTTGAATTCACCCGCACCGTCCTGGAACAGCGCCTTGGTGATCGCGACGGCCACGCCTGAGGCATCCGTGAACACTACGCCCTGATCCATACTTGCGCCGAAGATGTCGAGAAAATCCGCCGCAGCCACTTCCGGCGCGGTGCGTGCTGGGAGAATCACATCGGCGGGAATCCTGGTTGGATTAGGTCGCGCCGGAGGCGTGAAGCTGGTCGGCCACGGCTTGCCGCGCTCTTTAAGCACCGCATCGTAGCCTTGCAGCGGCGGCACGGTGTGCGGTTCCAGCCATGCCTTGCCGGGGTTGTAAGCGAAGCCGGGATCAATACCTTTGGGTACACTAACGGTGCGCGGGTTGCTGCCATTCTTGCCGACCACGCGGTCTTCCCACTCAATCGGCGGAGCGGTATCCGGGCCGGTTTTACCGGCCTTATTCCACTCCTGCTGTGCCTCAAACCGCGAAAGCGAATCAACCCGGCACTTACAGCCCCAGCCGTTTTGAGGCATGTGGGTATTCCACCATGCATCATCAGCGGGCAGGATCAGACCGTCCCACGCCTTGTGCGTCAGCCGTGGGTGCTCGATGCTGGTGTGCCGGTACTGCCAGTATGGGCGGAATTCTTTAACCGCCCTCATCTGTTGATAGCGCCCCGCGTTGTAGGCCTGTGTGATGTTGGTGTCGTAGATGATCTTGCTGCGCCAGCCGGGTGCGCCGTTGTGCGCCCAGCCGTGCTTGGCTACGATCTCATCGAAGCGGGTGCGGAATTCGTCGTAGCCGCCGCCCTCCCACTTGGCCTTTTGAATCGCGTTGTAGAAGTCTTCGACCAAGGCATCGTGCGAGGCTCCGGCCACCACAAAAGAATGGCTGTGCTGCTCCTGCCAGATGTCAGTCCAGCCGGACGTAGGAAGCTTGATCTTGTTGCGATAGAACTCAATCGCTTGGCTGAATTGAAACCCGGCCATTATTCACTGCCGCCCACATCCGCCCGCCCGGCCAGATTCGCCGCAGTCATGCCTTGCGCGATAGATTCCGCCCAAGCTTTATCAACCGACGCGCTCAATGCTTCGATGTTGGCCAGCGCATCTTCAAAGCTGCCAGCCTCGGCCACGGCAGCGGCGATATGTTGAAACAAGGCCTGTTCGTGCGGCGCGCACAGTTCTGCGAGCCGTGCGGCATAAGTATCGGTCACATCGCCATCTTTGACCTGTTTCACCAGCGCGGCCAGCCGCACAAGCGCAGCATCGGCAGTGGTCGGCTTGTCGGCCTTTGCACCCGGCGCAAGCAGCAGCTTCACACCTTCCTTTGCACGCGGGATTTGCGTCACTTGATGGGCATACTCCACGTCAATCTCCATGCCCATCGCCGCGCCATCGTTGAGCACCTTGACCATCTTGACTTGGTCTACCGACTCTTCGGTGTCATAGCGGAATACCGGCATACGATCTTCAGGGAACATGCCGTTGATGAGCGCGATAGGCCGCACCAGCTGGCCGTTGATGGTCGGCTCAATTTGGCGCACGTCATGCAGCAGGATTTCGCGGCGCACCTTGTCGTAGATCATGATGCGCGCTTCGGACTTGGTTTTGCCGTCCAGTTCGCCGCCCAAGATTGCCTGCGACTGTTTTTCTTCCCAATAGGCCGTGGCGTTCAGAAAGTCATCGACTTTACCGGCCTGCGCCTGGATGAAGTCGATTGACATAGTGCTGGGCACCACGCCCGCGCCGTCGCTGCCGATGTTGCGCACCGCGCGCAGCAGCTCATTGCGCTGTTCTTTGCCGATGCCAGCCGGATACTTGCCCAAGCGCAGCGGCAGGCCGTACACCTCAAGGAAGCGCTGCATATCGCGGATGTTGTAGGCCTTGTAGGCATACGTCCACGCCAGAACGCGAAACAGCGCGGACTGCTCGATGTAGCCCGATTTAGCCCGGTGTTCGTGGACTATCCAGCCACCCTCCCGCAACGGCTCCGGCATACCCATCTTCACGTACATCAGCGCGCCGGTATTGCGGGCGGTCTGGAACATGCGCTGCGGCACAAAATTCAAGGCGCGCGGCACCCACTCGCTGCCCGTTTGCCAGTCGATTTCAAGCGGCGCAAACCCCTTTCCGATAGCGTCGGTCAGGTCATATTGCGCATCCTCGAAATGCGGAATCCCGTACAGCATGTCCTGCAATTCGGCGGTGCGGTCGATCTCTGCCTGGCTGGCATCCTTTGGCGGATGCAGTTTTGCGCCCAGGCCGGTCACCGCCCTGCGGCGCTGCGCCAGTTTGGAAAATATATGCGGGTCTTGCTCTTCGACCAGCTCGTACAGCTCGGCCTGCTGGGTGATGAAGCCCAGATCGGCGGCGGCAAAGGCGCTGGCCAGCCGCGACGGATCGAGCGTGGTCACCGACATGTAATTGAGGTTGGTGCTGCCGGTTGAGCGCGCACCATCAGCCTGGAGCTTATCAACGCCTGTAGGAATTGATTTCTTTGCCGCTTTTGCCATGCTGGCCCGTTTATGTTTTCTAGTCATCATCTTCCCAATCATCGTTATTGCTACTGCTGCCGCGTCGGCTGGTGCTGCGCGATTGACTGCGCGCCTGTGCCGCCGATGTGTATTGCCATTCGCCGCCGAACTGCGTGGCGATTCTCCAGAGCATTTCCAGCGTGTCCGGACCTTCGTCATGGTCGGCTTCCGGCCAGAATTTGATATGTTCGATGGCCGTCGATTGAGACCGATGCAAACGAATTTGGCCGTTCGCTACGTAGGGCTGCAAAGACAGGATCGCAAGCTCTTTATTGCGTCCGGTCGGCCCCGGCATCGCCGGGAAGGCGATGCCGCGCTGACCGGCGCGTTTAACCAGTTCGGTGAACAAAAATTCCTGAAACGCTACAGCCTCTACCGACCAAGCCACACAGCCATACTCGGCCTGCAAGTCGATGGCGCGGCTGATGATGAGATCGGGCACACGGCGGCAGATGTCCGCCTCCACCACATCAAGAACCATCGTCGCGCGATTTAAACCGCCGACCATGATTCCTGACGGGTCGCGGGCTTGAGTGCTTTTTCCCATCGACGGGTCAATCGCGCCGAAGAAAATCCAGTCATTGCGCCGATCCACCCAGAACTGGATGTTCTTGAACGGCGCGGTTTCATCGTTGCCCGCCTCGTTCTGCTGTTCCTGATTGAATGCATCGTGATCGGTGGCGCGCATGCACATCAGCCTATACAGCGGACGCACCTCCGGCCATGAAACGACCGCACCGGCATCCATCGCCGCCTTGTTGGCCGCGTAGAACGCCAACGCTTCCGCTTCGGCAGCTTCTTTCTCGGCATCGTCGCCGGAGCGGATATAGATACCCTCCCAACGCTCCCACAGCGCCATGTTGTCCGGCCACTGCATGATGGATTTGAACACCCTGCGCCGCCAGCCCGGCGCGCGCGCCACGCGGTTGATCGCGGCATCGTAGTGCAGGCTGGTACCGACCCAGAACACATCCATGCCACCGCCCGGCGGCGCAAGCCCCAGCACGGCTTTCAGCACGAAGGATTCAACCTTATCGCGCTGCTTTTTATCTTTCACGTTCTCATCGTTTTCCAGATCGTCCAGGAAGATCAGGTCGGGCCGATACGGGCCGTGTTTCATGCCGCGAATTTTCTTGCCCGTGCCGCCGATACGAATCTTGATGTTGTTGACGGTAATAGCCGTGGTGGCCTGCCACACGCGGCCTTGGCCGCAGGCTTCCGGGAAGTCCATCGCCAGGCGCGGGTTGGTGTCCAGCTCGGCTTTGATCGATTCCAGCATCTCGGCGGCTTGCTCTTCGGTGTTCATGATGATGCCGATCATGTGCTTGCGCGACTTGGCCGGGAGCATCAATTTAACGAAGCTGTGCGCGTCGATATGAGCCGCCCGGCAAATGCTCCACAGGCTACCGAGCTGCGTTTCGTAAGTCGATTTCGCTTCGCCGCGAGGCGCTTCGTGCACCTCGCGGCCATCGGTCGGGCCGTCGATTACCTCCGGCAGCCGCTTAAACGCAAACCGCTGGAACAGCGAGAAATGAGGCGTGGGAACATAGTGCGGAAAGTAGGTCTGGCAAAAGAACTCGAAATCGTTCCAGGCACGCTCACGCCGCGCCTTGCTGGCCGCAGGGTCAGTGGGGAATGCCGAGCACTCCAGCTCGATCTGGTTGCGGATGTCTTCGCCCAGCTTGGCAAGCTCGATCTCGAACTCGCGCCAACTGCCGATTTCCTTGATGTCATGTACCGACTCACGCATACCGCTTTCCAAGGATGCCGCCGACCTCTTCAAAGTGCGGTTGAAGCGCCTTCAAAGCTGCCGGGTCTTTTAATCGCAGATGATCGGCCATTGTCTTCAGCGTATCCAGCGCCACAGACAGCCCAGAGAATTCGGGATTGATGCGCGCAAACGCCTTGCTGAATTTGGAGTAGGCATCGGCCAGTTGGGCCAATAGCTGCGCCTTTGCGGCGGCGGGAATCTTGGCGTTTTCCAGCTCGCGTGTAGTGGTGATCACCTGACGCGCGAAATCTTCGACCAACTGCTGGTTGAGATCATCGATACCCGCGCCGCTGATCTTGTAGGCCGCGCGCGCCGCGTCCCAGCAATCGCCTTTCTTCTTGGCCGATGCCTTCCAGTCGCGCGCCGTGTCGTAGCTCACGCCGCAGGATATGGCAGCGCCATTGAGAGGCAGGCCTTCAATGTAGAGTTTGCGCACCTCATCGCGCTTTTCTTGGGGGTGAGCCATCGGTTACATCCGCTTGATGAGCTCGACCGCAGCAGCGGCCAGCGCGCCGCCCACCCCGCCGCCGATGCCGCTGATGCGCGCAACCTTCTCGATCATTTTCTTGTCTTCATTTTCCAGCGCGGTGACGCGCGTCCCCAGACTGCTGAGTTTCTCGCCGACGTTCTTATCAAGCCCGTCGATGCGCTTGTTCATTACCTCGCCTTGATCGGCAATCTGTTTGGTCAGGTTATCTTCGATCCGATCCATCCGCGCATTTGATGCCTTATCCAGCCGATCGATATCCTTGCGAATATCTTCGATTCTGGCCGTCAGGCCGGCGTGCATCGCTTCCACAGAGCCGGTCAGTTGCCCGATGCTGTGCATGATCTGGGCGTTGCTCACTTCGTTGTTATCGCCGAGTGCCATTATTATTTTCCTTGTGTGCGGTCCGCTTTGATGATGTCCTGGCATCGGCCAAGCTGTTTAGTTACTTCGTCGGCTTCGGAGGCGAGTCCGACAAGAAATTCAGAAGCCTCGATAGAAAGTTCGGCTCGCGCGTCACCATCACGTCCGCCGGTGGAGGCGGGAGCTTCGGAGGCTGCACCTCCACAGGCTTGGACGCTGGCGGCAACAGGTATGCGCAACCTGAAAGCGCCGCCGCGCAAGCCAGCAATAACGCGATCTTTTTCAGTTTTGACATGATTCAAATCCTTTTGATATTGAGATGAGATAACGGCGATGGCATCGGCTGCATCGCGCTCCTGCTGCCGGTATTTTTCTTCGAGCGATTTAATCTTCGCGTTGGCCGACCGCAGCTCGGTGGTCTCGCGCGCCAGCCATGCCGCGCGCTCTGCTTTCTCACCCAAGCCAAACTGCTGCTGGCCGTAGGCGTAGATGGCGTACACCGCCGCCATCACCAGCAGCAGCGCGGCTAACCACTTTAACCAGGATGGAATGACTTTCATGCTGACACTCCCCGCCCCCAGCCCAAATAACGCGGCTGCAACACGATCAAAATGCGGTGCGGATAGCCCAGATTCTCCGGGCAATGGATGATATGGCGGCGGGCCTTGCCGCAGGCGCTGTCCACCGTCTGCCGATCAAGAGCCGGGCGCACCGTGGCGGCTTCCTTCTGCCAGTGGCCGAGGCCACCGTTATAGGCGCGCAGCGCGGCCCACAGCCGGTCAAATTCGCTATTGCCGCGCACGCGCTCGAACAGCCAGCGGTCGTAGCCCACCAGAGAGCGCATCGCCCACACCGGGTTGGTCGGCTGGCATTCCTCGGCGGAAAGATTGTTGAGGTCGCACCACCACTGCGCCGTGGCGGGCATGAACTGCGCCATGCCTTTCGCACCAACGTGGGAGACGGCCTGCGGGTTCCAACCGCTCTCCTGGTGTATCTGCGCGGCGAAGGCGGCAACGGGTGCATCCAGCCCCCAGGTGGCATGCGCGGCGCGGGTGAGGTCGCGCTGGTAGCGGATTGCATCGCGCGGCACCTCGGCGGCGAACGCTGCCAGCGGCGACAAAATAAATAGCGCAACAAAAAACATCTGGATCACTGCCAGCGCGATGTCGAGCAAGATCATCCGATTGCTGTCCATCATGCGTCCCATGCAGAAACCAGCAGTAAAATGAGGCTTAGCGTATAAATGACGCACCACATCACGCCCCCAGCCCGATAGCCAGCATCGCGCAGCCGACGATGATCGCGCGGCGAAGCATCGCCCCGGCGAACGTCAGCCGGTAGCCCATCACAACAGGGCAATCGGCATCGCCACTTATTTGTGGAGAATCGCGATAATTGGGATTGACAAGATACCCGTCCGGACGGGCATACGGGAACAGCG